ATTTATCATCTCTTGCTAAGAAAAGAGGAAAATGTACTGCTATTCTTAATGCTCCAGCTATTAAGCAATTTGCAGCATCACAAGATCCTTATTTTAGTGATACGTTTATCCCTGGAGTTGACCCAGTTCCTATTTTCTCAACTGAGTGGATTCCACAAGGTGGTAACCCAGACATGCCAAGAAGCTTTAGATTTACATTACCTGACGAAGCTTTAGGTTCTAAGTATTGCGGTGTATTTGGACCATTCTTAAGATATAATGAAAATGGAAAAATTATAGATGTTCCACCAGCTGCTGACGTAGCAAATGCATATGCAAGGAAATTCTTAGGTGGAAATCCTTATGCAATTGTTGCCAACAGAAATGGTATTCTTTCTAACCCAGCACTTTCCGGATTAGAATATATGATTGATAAAACTGACAGAGATTATTTAGAACCATTTGGTTACAACTCTATCATTGAAAGAGCAGCAACTGGAGAAATCTTAATTTATGCTAACGTAACTGCATTCCAGAACGTTAAATCAGATCTTAATAATTTACACGTAAGAGAACTTCTTAATACTCTCGAAATTCAAATTGAAGAGGCATTACAACCATTCGTATTTGATTTCAATAATCCTGTTACAAGATTAAATATCATAAATGTTGTAGCCCCTATTCTTGAAACTGTTAAAGATGCAGGTGCTATCATAAAATACGAATTAGTAATGGATGAAACTAATAACCCATCAGATATTATCGCTGACGGATTTGGTATAGTAGATATAGGACTCTGGGTAACTGGAGCTCTTACTAAGATTATTGCAAGATACACGGTTAATTCTGAAGGTTCAGTAAGTTCTGGTGGATTTGCGGCTAACTAATAAGAATATATAATAAAAATAAACAATAACTATGGCGGATTTTACAAGTCAAGGATTATTCGGCTTATCACACTTTAGAAACTCTCGAGCTGCTCAAGAGTTATACGAACCGGTATATCAGAATTTATTTACTGTTCAGATACAGTTACCTGACGGAGTCGGAGCTGGTGAGCAAGAAACAAATTTAATGTTAGAAGGTATTACAAATATAAGTGGATTACAATCTCACTCATTCCCTACTGGTCAAGCATCACAATTCTTCAAGTGGGCTGAAAGACGTTTCGCTGGTGCTAAGCCAGAGAAAACTACAATGGATGTTTCATTTGATTTTGAAGTAAACGTTGACAGAACACCTAGTGCTTATACAGTTAAAACTTTAAGAAAGTGGTGTGATTTAGTTTATGACCCATTAACAGGTCGTACTGGATTGAAGGCCGATTATGTTGCTCCTTGGGCACTTATAACTCTTTATAACAGAGGTTCTCAACCATTTTGGCAATGGAAACTTTATTATGTATTTCCAATGACTGGTATTCCTGAAGTTCCGCTTGACTATAATAACGAAGAAGTATTTAAAGTTACAGGTTTTAATTTAGCTTGTGATTTCTGGGATGAAACTATAGTTTAATAATTTTAATAATTTCTTAAAAGGGAGATGCTCGCGTATCTCCTTTTTTTTATGAAAAAAATTTATGAAACTAGTGATTTTTAATGCATATAAAGATATATAAATTGAATAACAATAAAAAATATAGATATGCCTGACGAAAACGTTGAAAAAAAATTACAAGAATTTGTTGAAGAACAAGAAGGTGCTCCAAACCAAACTCAAAATAATCCACCTGTTGGCTCCAAGATGACTGAAGCTCCGGCTCCTAAGCTTCCATTACAAAGAAGTGAAGATCAGATTAGTCAGGGCAACCAGATTGGGTGGCAGAAACTTCCGATAAAGGATCTACCTACAAAGGGGCTGTTTTATCCAGAGGGCACCGAGGTGTCTATCAGGGCTGCTTCTGCAGGAGAGATTAGACACTGGTCTACTTTACAAGAAGACGACCCATATTCTTTAGATGATATGTTAAATTATGTTTTAGAAAGATGCGTATCATTTAAATCAGGTCCAACATCATCATGGAGAGATATTAAAGAAATCGATAGATTTTATATTTTACTTGCTATAAGAGAATATACATTTGTCAAAGGTGAAAATCAACTTCAAGTTAAAGTAGATGAAGGAAAGAATGTTAATGTAACTAAGGAAATGGTTGACTTCATTCAAATAGATGAGAGATTGATGAAGTATTATGATTCTGAGAAAAGATGTTTCTTATTAAAATTTAAATCTGGCAAAATCATTGAAGTTACTATTCCAAATGTAGGTGTTACTAATTTCTTAAAGGGTTATATTTCTAGAAAACAAAGTTCTGGACAAGGATTTGATACGGATTTTATTACATTTGCCCCTTTTGTTATTAAAGATTGGAGAGGTTTAAATGATAGTGTTTACGAAAAAATGGTAATGGATTCATATAATTGGTCTATGCAGGAAGTATCTGTATTAGCACATATTAAAGATATTTTCGTAGAAACCGTTGATCCTGTAATTAAATATACAGATGAAGGAGGAGCGGAGCGAGTGGCTCCGCTTAACTTTCGCGGGGGAATCAAATCTCTTTTCCTTGTTTCAGATCCATTTGGGGAATTGGTTTAAGATCGAATTTATACTTACAAAAAATTTGCATATTACTCCATTGGAATTAGATCGAATGGAATTTTATAGGTTGGAGTATCTTTTGCAAAATTATGAAGAGTTTGTAGAAGAAGAAAATAAACAATACAAGCAACAGCAAAAAGATCAAGAAGGAAGTATGGCTAAAACTTCTTCCAGTTTTAAAAATTTAGGACAAATGAAACCTCCTAAATTTAATGCCCCGCAAATTTCTATGCCTAAATTTTAAAGTGCTCTTATCGGGCACTTTTTTATTTTTACAGGATATATAAAATAAATATATTCTCTATATGGCTCAAACGGGTAATGATATACTCAAGCAAATTCTTGGAGTTTGCATGCAGATTAATAAAAAGCTTGATAAAAAAGGTGGATCTGGAGATTCTTCCGGTGGATTTTTGTCTGCTGTATTTGGAAAAGGAAGAGCTAAAAAAGCAAAAGAAGGCTCTAAGATAATAGATGCTGTTTTTGGATCTATCTCTGGATTTCTTAAATTAAAACCAAGTGCTAAAAAACTTGACGCTACTTCTAAGGCGCTTAAAGGTCTTTTCGAAACTGTTATATGGATAGGAGAAAATGAAAGAAAGGCAGAGAGTGCAATATCACTTATAGATAAATTAGGAAAACACTTAGAATCCATTAGAAAAACTGCTAAAGCTATGTCAACTGTGATGTTAGCCGTTGGAGGAGCTATAGTGCTGTTAGCAGGAGGAGTAGTTGTTGCTGGATTATTATTAGGAACCGAGGGTGTTTTTAAAACAATGGGTGCTGTGTTGCTTATTGTTGGAGTAATAACAGGAACTATTTTACTTCTAGGAAAACTTGAAAAACATGTGGATAAAGGAAGCAAGGCTGCTAAAGGCATGGGTATTGCAATGATGTTATTAGCAGGCGGAGTTGTTGCTCTTGCTTTAGGTGTATCTGCTGTAGGAAATATTTTAGGGGCGGCTGGACCAGGTACTATCATAGCAGGTGTGGTTGGTATTATTGGAATTATTGGTGTGATGGCAGTTGTGTTTAATATAATGGGAGGGTTCGCTGCAAACATAGCTCTCGGTTCGGCTGCGGCAATAGTTATGGGTATTGGATTAGCTGCATTATCTTTTGGATTAACTTCAATCGCTACCGCGGCATCAAAGATTACAGCATTAGGAGATGACGGACGAGCCACAAATAAGAAAGGTGAAAAAAGAGGGCAATTTGGACAGGTGATGTCTCAAATAGGTCCAGGATTAGGGGCTATAGGAATTATGACCGTTTCTGCCGCTTTGATGTTTGCTGTATTAGGCGCGCTTTCTGTTCCTATCATATTAGGGGCTACTACTACCATAGTATTATCAGGTGCTTTATTTATATTAGCAAAAGCAACACAAGGTATTATGGGGATTGCTTCTAAATTAGATACGCCTACTATAAAAACCACCATTAAAGAAATGGTTACAGGCACTATGGGAGGTCTCTTGGATGGAGTTACAGAAGTACTTTCTGGCGGGGAGAAAGGAATAAAAGGATTTGCCAAAGGGATAAAAAACACAGCTATTTTAATGAATGGGATAGCTTTATTGATGGGTGTATCAGTTTCATTATCAATGTTTGCAAAAGCTCTAACTGCATTCGCAAATCTTGATAATATGAGAGTTATAAAAAGCTATGATGAAAAAACAGGAGAACCTAAATTTGGTGAAACCGTTAATATTCAGGGTGTGGGGGAAACTATTAAATCTACTTTAACATCATTTTTAACGGGTTTAATAGGGGCTACTACAGGATTAAGAAAAAGAGATGCTGCTGCTATTAAAAAGATGGGAAGAGCATTAACAGGCAGAAGAGGAATACTTTCTGCTGTTATACAATTTGCTGATGTAATTAAAACGTTTGCACAATTTGGTCCAGAAGGAAAAATTGGTTATGTTGAAATGGTTCCAGATGGAACAGACGAGGATGGCAACGCTAAATTTAAACAAATTGCAAAAACAGTTACTATAACTGAAGTTACAGGAAATATAACTAGCTCATTTAGTAAATTTACTTCAGAGATGGCTGCAGGTGTTGAGGGCGTATCTAGAAGAGATAAGAGAAAATTATTAAATATGGCTGAAGCTTTGATAGGTAAAAAACGTGGTAGATTATCATTGAGATCAGATAAACCTGGATTATTAGAGCCAATTAATGCTTTTTCCGAAACATTATTATTATATGCTAAATTCGGGGAAACCGGAATGGTTCCTGATTTAGATGCTGAAGGAAATCCTAAAAGTACTGGAGTTCCAATAAATAGAATTGTTAGAAATATTGTAAGTGCTATATCATCTTTTTCTACTGAATTAGTAACACAATTACAAGTACCTGGAGAGAATGTAAAAGACGCTCAGAAAAGAATGAAAGGTTATATGGGTTTAATTGATCAAATTGGAACTCTTGGATCTGCAGCCGAAGGGTTGGATAAAACAGCACAATCTATCATGTCTTTAGCTACAAGCATGGGTTCTCTTGCAGAATCTATAAATAAGTTTGAATTAGATAAATTAGCTGCTGTTGGCGAGATTGTTAAATCTAAAAATACTTTTGGTTCATCTATATCAGGTATTCAAGAAAAAGTAAGTGCTAGAAGAGAAGCTCGTCAAGAAAGAGAAATACTAGAAGAAGGAACAGGAGTTAAAAAAGAACCTAAAGAAATTAAGAAAAATGAGGTTCAAGAATCAAAAAGAAGAATGGCTGAAAATCAAATGTTAGCAGATTCAATAGGTTCATCTGTAGCCGCTGCTCTAGTAGGAAAACAATTTACATTTGATTTTCAAGGAGAAAATAAAGGGATTTTTATTCTAGAATAAAATCCTATCCTTATTTCTGCCATATAAACAATAAACAATATCATGATTAAAAACAAATGGACTGGAGAGGAATTTCCAGTGAATAAATGTAATTTTGCACAAACAGGCACAGGACAATTTATCCCAGGCGGTTCTATTTTAAATTCTACAGATTATGCATATCATCAATTGATAGAAAAAATTCTAGAAGAAGGATTATGGAAACAGAATAGAACAGGTGTTAAAACACTTTCTATATTTGGCCCGCAAGTAGAATTTCCTTTAGTTGGAAACTCATTTCCTCTTATTTCTACAAAAAGAGTTCATCTTAAATCAATTATTGGAGAATTATTATGGTTCCTTTCAGGATCTACTAATAAATTTGAACTTCGTGATAAGTATGATTGTACTATTTGGGATGAGTGGGGTAATGATGAAACCGGAGAACTTGGACCTGTTTATGGACATCAATGGGTGAATTGGACATATCTTCAACCCGTTACAACACATATTCCAGGAACTTATGATATTAAATCTATCAATCAGCTTCAAAATATTATTGATGCGCTTAAAACCAATCCAGATGATAGGAGAATGATTGTATCTGCATGGCATGTGGATCAAATTAAAGATATGGCACTGCCACCATGTCACTGGAGTTATCAATTTTATACAAACCAATATCCTGGAGAAGAAAAAAGAAGACTACATCTTAAAATGAATATTAGGAGTTGGGACATATTTTTGGGCGGGCCCTTCAATATTGCTTCATATGCTATCTTATTGTTAATGATGGCTCAGGAAGTTGATATGCTACCTGGAGATCTTTTTATTTCGGCCGGAGACGTACATATTTATGAAAATCATTTTGAATACATATTTAAACAATTATCCAGATCTTCAAAAGAAGCTCCTCCGATAATGTTATTGAATAAAAATAAGGGATTTTGGGATTTTTCACCGGAAGATTTTGAACTTAAAGGTTATGACCCACATCCAAACTGGAAAAAT